TTCGGGATCCGCGTTGCTGAGCCTCATCATGATGCGACCCCACACTGGCACATGCTCATGTTCATGCGCCCTGAGCAGGCTGAGCGCGTGCGCGAAATTATGCGCGATTACGCCTGGCAGGAAGATAGCAGCGAGCTGACGACAGACAAGGCCCGTAAGGCCCGTTTTCACGCCGAGGCTATCGATCCAGAGAAAGGCAGCGCAACGGGTTACGTTGCTAAATACATTTCCAAAAATATCGACGGCTATGCGCTTGACGGTGAGACAGACGACGAAAGCGGCAAAGACCTTAAGGAAACCGCCTCGGCAGTATCTGCATGGGCTGCGCGCTGGCACATCCGGCAATTCCAGTTTGTGGGCGGTGCGCCGGTCACGGTTTACCGCGAGCTGCGCCGCATGGCAGACAGCGAAACCGCGCACGGCCTGAGCGTTGAGTTTGCTGCCGCGCATGACGCAGCCGACGCAGGAGACTGGGCCGGATACGTTAACGCGCAGGGTGGCCCGTTCGTGCGCCGTGACGATCTGGCTGTGCGCACCTGGTATCAGGCAAGCGAGGACATGAACGAGTACGGAGAGGAAACCGTGCGTATCAAAGGTGTTTACGCAACTGAAGTTGGCGACGATACGCCGATCTTAACCCGCCTGATGCAGTGGAAGATTGTCCCGAAACGTGCCGTTGATTTGGCTTTTGAATTTAAGGACGCGTCCGCGTCCTCTCGGAGTTCTGTCAATAACTGTACGGTGAGATCGGGATCTGAGAATGTGTTGAAGCCGGCCGGTGAGATTCTAAAAAATTTTGAGGATATTAATAGCAGTGAGCGGCGGCGGCTATTGATGAGAATTCGCGCAGAGCGGCCTGCTAAGGTGGCTGGAACGTACAGGCGCACTGAAAAAGTTGAGGCAGCCTGCACTAAAGTGATCACTGAAATCAGGGAGCTTACCGGTGAAAATATTAGTCGAGGATTAGCGATACGCATCCTCGGTGGTACTGGCACTCTTATAGCTGGTCAGTGGATCAGTATTACCGCTCAGGGCGAGCTTTTGCGAGCAGTAAGTAAAAGGTGTGACTGAAGCCACTTTCGCCAGGGTTCGAGCTTTGCGTAAGAAGAGTAAGGAAAGTTCAAGCGAGCAGAATCGCATAGACCGTTCATATTGAATGGAAAAAAACATTTCACATTCAGAGTAAGATTATATACTGTATGCATAACCAGTTGTTATATGTAAGGGAGGAAACATGCACGATTGTCTTATGGAGTCGATAAAGCTCCAGCGTATTGATTTTTTTATAAAACTTGTTGCTGCCAGTGACTGTAGTGAAGAAGAAAAAGGATTAGCTATTCAGTGGGTTTCTGAACTAACCGATGAGTTGATGGCGAAATTGCGAAAATATGAATACCTTCGTTCGATGAATGAAGTCGAATGAGAAACCTCATGTTGTGTGAGGGCTGATCGATCCTGTTAAGGCTTCAGCAAATTCCAAAAGTATTGTAGTGCGGTTTATTAGTTATTATTATGTTTTAACACTACATAATTTATGGAATCAACATGGATTGGATTACGCATATCATAACATTGGTGGTAGGTATGGGAGCCGGATGGACGCTTCGTATAGCCTACTCTTCTTACAAAAATGTAAATAAATCAAGCGATAACAATTACACCGTAAATCAAAACAAAAATAAACTCTCTAAAGGCAGCATTGTTGGTCGGGATCAGACTAACTCGGATCACTAAGGAGCAGTGCTGTGTTTACACATAACTCTGGGGAGTACACCAATCAATCAGGTAACAGTGTTGATGGTGGAGGGAGTATTGTTGCTCGGGATCAGATAAACCATTTCCACGGTAAGAAGAACGTCAGCGAAGAGCTTCTTGGATTGTATGATAGGCTGAAAACTGACGGTGTAGGTGAAAGAAGTGCTGAGTTTTGTGAAAAACTTAATCATTACATGGCACAACAAACGGATGGAGATGTAAGAGGGTTGGACTCAAAATTAGCAGAAAGTAGCCGTTCAGACATGCTAATCATGGCTAAAATGATGAAAGAGCAAGCTACCAAAGCTATCATGCGTCAACAAACCTCTAAAACTGCTCAAAGAATCTATGTAATAATAATTGAACGAATTTATTTTGATTTCATAATGAAAGTAACTCCGCTCATACAAGATGATAAACCACGGATTGAGGTAGATGAAAGAATAAGTGATATTATAAATGGAATCTATGAGGTATTAGGTGAAAACCTTTTAGAGTTCACTGAAATGGATCTTTTAGGTTTGTTGTTTTTCTTAGGTGGAAACTGTCATATTAGGTGGGATAAATGCTAATATACCATCCTGCATTTGATGCATATCATTGTTTATTTAGAATGATTGCTTTAATCGATCATGTACAATGTGTCGAAGTAGACAAGGCTAGAATACTAGATTTTTATTTGACCTTTCCTTCTTTGGTTGCAACTATAAGAATGCCGCCAACATTAAGTCATGCAAAGAAGACGGCAAAATTATATTCTAATGTTTATCATGATCCTATTAGCCCTCGCTCGACCTTCAAGGATATGTATCACATACAAAATTCTGCATTAAAATGCTTGGTGGCAACCGGACTAATTGAATTAAAAGATTTTGAGAGTGGTAAGATTTATCGCACAGATTTAGAAATACCAGATGCCTTATTGCTTTCAATGAGTGATTTTTTAAATAAAAAGAAAGATGTTTATGATTTTATCCTTGAAAGTTTGTCAAGGTTTCATCTTACTGGAAGAGATGGGTTAAAAGATAGAACAAATTTAATGGAGTTTAGATATGACTTTTCTTAGTCCAACCTTTATTGTGAAAAATTTAAAGGTTTATCAACATGGTCATGAGGCTTTCTCTTGTTCATTTCATAAAGGATTGAATATTATTAGTGGAAGGAATAGTTCTGGTAAAACCACTATAATGGATCTTCTTGCATATTCATTAGGTGCTGAAAATATAAAATGGAAACCAGAAGCCCTACTTTGCACCAATACCATTGTAGAGGTGTTATTAAACGACAAGCCTACCTGTTTTAAACGTGAGATTAGTGAAGAGTCGTTAAAGCCATTAAGCATATTTTGGGGGGAGCTGGATGCCGCTCTTTCTTCATCACCGAGTCAATGGGAAACCTACCCTTTCAGACGATCAGAAAAATCAATGAGTTTTTCCCAAGTAATCCTCAACTCATTGAGTATGCCAGTAGCACAGGGTGAAGGTGCTTCAATTCTAACCATGCACCAATTATTGCGTGTTATGTATGCTGATCAACCTTCTGTGCACAGCCCTATTTTCAGAGTTGATAGTTTTGACAAAGCTCTTACAAGAGAAACAGTAGGTGACTACCTATGTGGTGTTTATGACGACATGTTATATACATCCCAAGTCAGGCTCAAACAAGTAGATTCTGAGTTAAGCAAAAAAGTATCTGAATTGAAAAGCATCTTTCTGATTCTGGGGCGTTCTGGTCAGTCAGAAAATATTCATTATATAGATGAGAAAATTTCCCAACTTAATACTCAGCGTGAAAAGCTTTTAGAAGAGCTGAGTATATTGAGAACATCAGGTTCTTCGGGGAATGCTAATAAGTCTGATAAAGAAAAAACAGACTCTTTAAGAAAGAGATTGGATAAAGCAAAAGCTGCCGAGTCAAAAGTTGTTGATGAGATAAATAGAATCAGTTTGGATATTTTTGATTCAGAAATGTTTATTAAAGAACTAAAGGAAAGAATTGATAATTTAAATGAGTCTAGTGTTGCTAGAGAGTATTTCAGTGGTGTTAGCTTTCAGTTCTGCCCTAGCTGCTTAAGTGAAATAGTCACTGGTCATGCTAATGATTGCCATTTATGTAAGACGTCTATTCCAGATGGAGATATGGCACCGCAATTACTAAGAATGAAAAATGAACTAGCGGTGCAGTTAAAGGAGTCTAACTATTTGCTTGAGTTAAAAAATGAAGAGTTGTCAAAGTTAAAAATAACTCAACCAGCTTTGAAGAAAGAGGTTAAAAAACTTGCTCAAGAATATTCATTGGCATCCTCTAGTTGGGAAAGCCCCTATGAAATTGAATTTGGTAGGATATCTAAATCCCTAGGTTCGATTGAGGAAGAAATTAATCAAGCTTATGAACACCTTAAATTAAAGTCAGCTATTGCTGAGCTACAAAGTTCAAGGGATTTGCTGCAAGCAGAGAAAGAATCACTTGAGTCGGTTATCGAGTCACTTCAAAATAAAGAGGAAAAAACCAAGCTTAAAGTTTCTCAGTGTATAGAATCCATTATGATTCGTTTATTAAAAATGGATCTTGAATTACAAGTTGAATTCATTAATGCTAAACAAGTCAAATTTAGCTTTGAAGATAATACAGTTTACGTAAATGGTTCTAAAAACTTCTCTGAAAGCTCGGCTGTTATTTTGCGTCATATATTTCATTTGTCTTTATTAACGGCTAGTTTAGAAATGAAATTTATGCGTCTTCCTCGATTTATTATGCTTGATGGTATAGATGATGGGGGTATGGAAAAAGGCCGAAGCCACAGGCTCCAAAAAATTATAGTTGATGAGGTTTCTAAATATGAGCATGATTTTCAGCTTATTTTTGCAACTTCTGATATTAGCCCTGATCTTGAGGGTACTGAATTCACTGTTGGCAGATACTTCAGGCCAGAGGCAAGATCACTGAATGTAAGCTACGCAGCTGTAAAAGCTGAGGTTATCAATAGCAGTGATTGAGGCTGATTGCATGCATAACGTGCATGGATTCGCATTAATTTTTGAAGCACGGAAACACCCTTCAGCGCCAGTCATGGGGCGATTTTAGGTGATGTATGCAACTGCATTAAAAGCGATGTACAAAGCGGGCAGGCGTGGCGGGGATAGCATTGCGCGCGAAGGGTGCAAACATGTATGCGGAGGCTTCGCCAGCGGCACGGAGGCAGGAGCTGGGGCGATGCGTGAATCAGAGGCTCTGAAACAGAAAAGCCCCGCAAAATGCGTTTGAACGCGTCTGCGGGGCCATGAAACGAGGCGGTGATTTTCGTGGGGTTTTTGGTCGCGCGCGGCGCATTTTCACGCCGCCCGGTCAGGCTGTTTTCTGCTCCAGTTCATAGGGGCGGAACGTGATCACCTCTTCGCCCAGCCAGTTATTAATTTCCTTCAGACGCTCCTGCAGCGGTGTCAGTTCGTTACGCACAAATACCTGAGACGCTTTCACCGCGTCACCGAATCCGCCGGAGTTATCCGGGATAATTCCCATCATCTGCGGCGGGACGCGGTGCGCGCTTAGCAGGTCGTCGCGGCTGGCCTTCTTGATGTTAAAGAAATCGTCTTTCGTCGCCACTTCACTCAGCGGCAGAATCTTGATCCCGTCCGGCTTGCCGTTTGGCGCGTACATGAACAGGTTGCGGAAGTTACCCAGCCCTTTCGTGTCGCGCATCGCCTGCCGCATCCGGTCAACGTCGCTGCTGCTCTGCGCCGCATCGGTCATGTAAAGGATATAACCGGCGTGCGCGCCGTTCTGATAATACTTGCGGCGGAACAGGGTCGCTGCCTCATTCAGCCAGGCGGAATTAAGCGCGCTGAGGTATTCCGGCAGGCCGTACAGCTCCTGATTAATATCCGGCTCCAGCAGATGAAACACGCTGCCGGCCGAAAACTCATGCGGCTCTTTCCAGTCATTTACAAACCAGTAAACGCCGTCCTTCACGCCCCTGCGGGTAAATTTGGCCGGGGTGGTTTCAAGACGCAGCGGCTTACCCAAGCCATTACGTCGGAGCTCGGCAAAGGCATTGCCGAAGACCAGATAATCCAGCGCAAACTTGCTGAACTCCTGCTGACTCATCATCGGGTGCGGAATAAACGTTGAGGCCAGAATGTTGCGCTTCACGTAAATCGGCGAGCTGTGGTGAACGGCCGAGCGCAGGCTCTTAGCCAGCCCGCTGAAGCTGACCGGCGGCTCAAACCAGCGCCCGTTACCGATGCACTCGGCATAATCCAGAATGTCGCGCTTATCCATGACCGGCGTCGGATCGCCAAAGGTAAACGCCTCGGCGTGCTGCTGCGGTGCGGTTGCCTGTACAGGCTGCGCGGTGGCGGTGTGACCCTTGCGGCCTCTGCGTTTGCTCATCAGTAAAATTCCAGAATAGAGGGATTAGCGCCGCCGCTGGCTGCGGTGAGCGGTTCGTTTAACAGTGCGTGCATGATTGCCCAGGCGACGTCGGCATGGCTGGCCTCTTCGCTGCGGCTCGCCTCATAGGTTGAGCGGTTGCCGCTGGCCGTCATGGTTTTGCGGATTGCCATAAACGACTGCGTGATATCCGTCGCCCCGGCGTCATACTCAAGCCGCCCGCTGCTGATAGTGTCCTTCGCCTTCAGTACCATTGCCGTTTTCACTTCCGGCGAGTATTTGATCTCACGCGCGGCCGGGTAAAACTGGCGTACCAGCTGGAAAACACCCTGACCGATGCCGGTGGCGTCCACGCCTATATATTCAACGGTATATTTTTTCGTTAAGTCCTCGATCGACCTCGCCTGCGCGGCAAAGTCCATGCCCCGCCATTGGTGACGCTCCAGCACGCGGAACTTTCCGCCCGAAACGAGCGGCGGCGCGATTACCGCACAGCCTGCGCTGTCGCCGGTGTGCGACGGGTCATACCCAATCCAGACTGGCCGGTATGCAAACGGGCGCGGCAGGTACGGGTTAAAGTCTTCCCACTCTTCCAGGCTGTCGATCATGCAGCTCTGCAGCTCGGCAAACGGGAAGACGCTCGCGGCATCGTCGACAAACTCACACATCAGCAGGTTCTGATATTCCGCCGGGCTGTATTCAAGCTGCAGCTGGTCAATGTCGAACAGGTTGCAGCCTCCGGTCAGCGCGTCTTCAACCGTCACGATCTGCCGCCACTGGCCGTCACCGCACAGCGCGCCTTTGGCCAGGTGAGAATGCGACAGGTCTAACTCGATGCGGTCATCTTTGCTGCGACGCCCCTTATTAAACAGTTCGCCTGACCAGAACGGATACGCGCTGTGTGACAGGGCTGACGGTGTGGAAAAATACGTCGTGCGCCACTTCTTGTGCAGCGACATGCCGCTGGCAACTTTGCGCAGCTCCTGAAATTTCGGGATCCAGAAATACTCGTCCAGATACAGGTTGCCGGTGTAGCTCTGTGCGGTGCGCACATTAGTGCCGAGGAATATCAGGCGCGCGCCGTTTGGCAGCACGATGGGATCGCCTTTCAGGTCAACGTCAGCCTGGCGGGCAAAGTCGATGATGTAGTTTTTGAAGACGTGCGCCTGCGCCTTACTGGCTGAAAGAAATATCTGGTTGCGGCCGGTGGTCAGCGCATCGATCAGCGCCTCGCGGGCAAAGTAGAACGTGGCGCCAATCTGGCGGGATTTCAGGATATTGCGGATGCGGTGAGTCAGCCCGGCGCGGTGCCAGTTGAGCTGATACTCAAAGCAGTTATCCATAAACACGGCGGTCAGCTTGTCTGTCTGCTCGTCGCTGAACTCATTCTTAACAACCGGCTGACGCTCGCCTTTGTTGCGGTTGCGTACGTTGGGGTTTAAGTCGGCCTCGTTGCCGCTGCTGCGGTAACGCTCAACGCGGGCGAGGCGCTCAATCTGACGGCCGAGCGCGTCTATCTCTTTGTAATCACCATTCCCCTTTACCTCTTTCATGATGAGCTGAATCAGCCGCGCTTCCATGCTGGATTCAACGCGACTGATGGGCGCTACGTCGTCCCACGCGTCGCGCAGCTTCCAGCTCTGCACGGTTGGCGTTTTCTGTCCGAGCGTCTCCGCAATCTGGCGCACGGAATAACCCTGCCAGTAAAGCAGCGCGGCCTGACGGCGCGGATCGCTGATGATGGTTGTCGGTGTCGTTTTCATACCGGCAAGGCTACCGGTGCCGAAAATGGCGCGCCTGCTGTCCCTGTTTGCTGATGCATCAGCGGGCTGGCATTCGTTGAGGGATTGTGTGACGACGGGGAAACTGGCCCCGAACCGACCCAACACCTGACCGGAGCCTGATTAATGGCAGCAATCAAAACAAAGCGTTTTCGTATCGCAGTTGAAGGCGCAACCACTGACGGCCGTGTCATTTCCCGCGACTGGATTTCGCAGATGGCGAAAAACTACAGCCCGGAAATGTACGGCGCCCGCATCAACATGGAACACATCCGGGGCTATGCCGCCGACAGCACGTTCCGCCGCTTTGGCGACGTGACCGCCGTCGAGGCTGAAGAAATTGGCGACGGCCCGCTCAAGGGCAAGCTGGCGCTGTTTGGCTGGATTGATCCGACGCCGGAGCTGGTCGAGCTGACCAAAGCGCGCCAGAAAATCTACACCTCCATTGAAGTTAACCCGGAGTTCGCCGACACGGGCGAGGCGTATCTGGTTGGCCTGGCCGTCACCGACGACCCGGCAAGCCTCGGCACGGAGATTCTGAGCTTCAGCGCCACGGCCAGAGTTAACCCGCTGGCGTCACGCAAGCTGGACAAAGGCAACCTCTTTACCGTCGCTGAAGAAACCGTGATCGAGTTTGAAGAAGTGGCCGAGCCGTCGCCGTCCCTTCTGACGCGTATCACAGCCATGTTTACCGGCCAGAAAAAGGCCAGTGGCGAGCAGTTCGCCGACGTCAGCGCGGCGGTAACGGCCGTTGCTGAGCAGGTACAGCTGAATGCGGAGAGCCAGACGCAGAAGCTGTCTGCGCTGGAGCAATCCGTCACCGCACGTCTGGAGGCTATCGAGCAGCAGGCCGGGGAAGACCGCGCCGCTTTCGCTGCGCTGCAGGGCCAGCTTTCGCAGGCCGACGGCAGCTTTAACCGCCGCCCGGCGGCAACCGGCAGCGATCCGAAGTCCGGCGCGCAGACCGACTGCTAATCAGGCGTTGCCTGAACGTTAAAACCCAACACAGAGATAAACAGGAACGCCAATGCGCAAGAATACCCGCTTCAAGTTTAACCAGTTCATGACCCGCCTTGCCGAGCTGAACGGCGTCGAAACCGACGACATGAACAAAAAATTTACCGTTGAGCCGTCGGTCACGCAGACCCTGATGAGCCGCGTGCAGGAGTCTTCCGACTTTCTGACCCGCGTCAACATCGTGCCTGTGTCCGAAATGAAGGGCGAGAAAATCGGGATCGGCGTGTCCGGCTCGATTGCCAGCGTGACCGACACGGCAGGCGGCGACGAGCGCGAAACCGCTGACTTTGCCGCGCTGGATAAGCAGGGCTATGAGTGTGTGCAGGTCAACTATGACTTCCATATCCGCTATAACACGCTCGACCTGTGGGCGCGCTATGAAGATTTTCAGGCCCGCCTGCGTGATGCCATCGTGAAGCGCCAGGCGCTTGACCGCATCATGATCGGCTTCAACGGCGTGACCCGCGCCAAAACCTCGAACCGCGCCAGGAATCCGATGCTGCAGGACGTGGCCGTAGGCTGGCTGCAGAAGTACCGCAACGATGCACCGGCGCGCGTGATGAGCAAAATCACCGACGAAAACGGCACCGTCGTCTCTGAAAAAATCCGCGTCGGCAAAAACGGTGATTACGCCAACCTCGACGCGCTGGTGATGGATGCCACCAACACCCTGATCGAGCCGTGGTATCAGGAAGACCCGGAGCTGGTTGTCATCGTGGGCCGTCAGCTGCTGGCTGATAAATACTTCCCGATCGTCAACCAGTCGCAGGCCAATACCGAGCAGCTGGCTGCTGACGTCATTATCAGTCAGAAACGCATCGGCGGTCTGCCAGCGGTGCGCGTGCCGTACTTCCCGGCCGATGCCATGTTTATCACCCGCACAGATAACCTGTCGATTTACTGGCAGGAAGGCACGCACCGCCGCCTGATTGACGAAGTGCCGAAGCGCGACCGCATCGAAAACTATGAGTCCATCAACGAGGACTACGTGATCGAGGATTACGCGGCCGGTTGCCTGGTTGAAAACATCGAAGTCGGTGAGTTCAGCGCGGCTGCAGAAACCCCGGCAGCAGAAACCCCGGAGGCGTAACGCATGTTAAGCCCTGCCCGACGTCACCGCATGCGCCAGCAGGCTATCGAAGCCTCGCAGAGTGCCGACAACCCGCTGCGCCATGCCAGCGGCTATGAGCAGATGCTCATCAAGCTCAACGACGACAAGCGCCGCCTGAAGAAAGTGCACTCTAACGAGCGCAAGGCGGAAATGAAGCGTCAGCTGCTGCCTGAGTACCTGCCGTGGGTGTCCGGCGTGCTGGAGAAAGGCAAAGGCGCACAGGATGCCGTGCTGATGACCGTCATGATCTGGCGGCTCGATGCGGGCGACGTGCCCGGCGCGCTGGAGATTGCCCGGTACGCGCTGACGCATGGCCTTGTCTCGCCTGACGGCTTCAAACGCGCCAGCCTGCCTTACCTGCTGGCCGAGGAAGTCGCCAGCGCGGCAACGCGCGCCTGGACGGCAAAAGCGCAGGTCGATATCGATCCGCTGCTGGCAACCATTGCGATGACGGAATCCGAAGACATGCCCGATCAGGTGCGCGCCAAGCTGCACAAGATAACCGGGTATGTGCTTCGCGATGCGGGCAGGGCTTCGGAGGCGATGACCCACCTTGCAAGGGCGCATCAGTTGCACGACGGCTGCGGCGTCAAAAAAGACATTGAGCGGCTGGGAACGGCGATGAAAAAACAGGCCATCGCCAGCCGCTGACCGAACGCGACCCCGCGCACGGGCGGCAGGACGGCAACGCACTTTCAGTGTCTGCGCCGTCCTCCACCGCCCACCTATTTCAAAGGCCGATTATGAATAACACGGTTGTTATCCCCGCCCCGCGACCGGCAGATGCTGCCGAGCCGCCGGTAAAGAATACGTTTTTCTGGCCTGACGTTGACCTGCAGCAGCTGCGCGATTCGCTGCGCTATGAGGGAACGGTCACGGCGCAGCGCCTGCGCCTTGCCGTGAAGACGGCAATTTCAGAAGTAAACGCCGAGCTGTACGACTGGCGCGCCGCGCAGATGGCCGCGGGCTTTAAGGTGCTGGCCGACGTGCCTGCGGAATCGCTGGACGGCGAGAGCGAAAAGGTCACTGCGTACCTTGCCGCCGTCAGCGCGCTGACTGCCGCCACCATCGTCGAGCGCTATCGCGGCTACGACGCCAGCGGCACGAAAAAGGCGGCAGAGATTGAGGCGAGCGCCGACGAGTACTGGCGCGACGCGCGATTCAGTATCAGCCGCATCGCCGGTAAGCCTGGCTGCATTGTGGATCTGCTCTGATGAACGTTTATGCACAGCAGGGCGATACCGTTGATGAAATCTGTCAGCGCTATTACGGGCGAACCGGTCAGGCCGTCGAGCTGGTTTATGCGGCTAATCCGGGCCTCGCCGAGAGCGGACCGGTGCTGCCACACGGCTGCGAGGTGACGCTGCCCGATCTGCCTGAATCTTCAGCAGGTGAAACCGTCAACCTGTGGGACTAAAAATGGAAAAAATCAGCTCTGTGATCAACTACCTGATTGGCCTCATCCTGATGTGGTTCGGCCGTCATACGCCACAGGATATCGCCTTTATGGTCGGTTCCGGCGTGGCCGTTATCACGCTTATCACTAACGTGGCGACGTTCTTTATCAACTGGCATTACCGCCGTAAAACCTACGAGCTGCAGCGCCTGCGGGGGGTGAGCCTTGAGCCAGACCGTTAAACGCTGCGCCGTGGTAGCGGTGCTGGCGATTGCCGCGCTGCTGCCACAGTTCAAAACCCTGAAAACGTCCGAGGCCGGGCTTGCGCTTATCGCCAACGCCGAGGGGTGCCGCACCTCGCCCTATCAGTGTAGCGCCGGAGTCTGGACTAACGGCATCGGTCACACAGAGGGCGTGACGCCGCAAAGCCAGATCAGCGAGCGACAGGCGGCGGTCAATCTTGTGTATGACGTGATGCGCGTCGAGCGCGGGATCGATGCCTGTATGTCGGCTGAGATGCCACAGCCGGTCTATGACACGGCCGTGTCATTCGCCTTTAACGTCGGCGTGCGCGCGGCCTGCAGCTCGACCTTTGCCCGTTACATCAGGATGCAGCACTGGTTTGCTGCCTGCAGTGAGCTGCGGCGCTGGGTGTTCGTTAAGGGCGTGAGAAATCGCGGGCTGGAAAACCGCCGCGCGAATGAGGCAGCCTACTGCCTGCGGGGTGTGTCATGACGCGCCTGATAGCTCTGCTTCTGGCCGTGGCTCTGCTGGCGCTGGGCGTAACCGGCTGGCAGTGGAAAGAGGCCAAAGACGACCTGACCAGCGCACAGCGCATTATCGGCACGCTGTCAGCCGGTATCGAGAGCCGCGAGAGGGCAATAGCCCGGCTGGATGCCGATGCGAGGGCCAGCCAGAAGCGTGAGGCCGAGCTGCGGCTGATGCAGGGGCGCGCCAGCACGGCCGCGCTTAACCGTGAAATGACCATACAGAGAGAAACCGATGCAAATCCGATACTGCGTGACTGGTCTGCTGCTGCTTTGCCTGACGATGTTATCCGGCTGCACGCCCGCCCGGCCTTCGCCAGCGCCAGAGATTATCTGGATTGGGTGTCCGCGCGTGACAAGCTGCCCGGTGCCGGGAAACAGCCTTAAAACGGCGGGCGATCTGGCGGCGGATAATCGCCAGCTTGAGGCCGCACTCGCCGCCTGCGGGCTGCAGGTTGAAATCATCAAAGACTGCCAGGAACAACACGATGCTGAAACCACAACAATTGCGTCAGGCGCTGACCGACAGCGTGCCGGAGCTGCAGCGAAACCCTGACGCGCTGAACGTGTTTATCGACAGCGGGCGCATTGTCTCGACGCTTGCCAGCTCGCTGTCGTTTGAATACCAGTACCGACTTAACATGGTCATTACCGACTACGCCGGTAACATCGACCTGCTGATCGTGCCGCTGCTTGCCTGGCTGCGAACGAATGAACCCGACATTATGGCAACCGAGGAAAAGCGCCGGACGGGATTTACCTTTCAGGCGGATGTTATCAGCGACACAACCAGCGATATCAGCATTGAGCTGCAGCTGAGCGAGCGCGTGATTGTGAAGCAGGCAGACGACGGGCTGCACGTGACCCACGTCAGCGAGAACCCGCTGCCGCAGAATGACGCGCGGCCGGTGCAGCTTTACGTTAAAGGCGAACTGGTCAGCGAGTTACAGACATGAGCGAGCTGCAGCTGGTAAATGACCGGCTGGAGGCGCTTATCAGCAGCCTGTCAGCCCCGGCGCGTAAAGAAATGGCGCGCAGTATTGGCCGCAAGCTGCGCGCGAGTCAGCAGCAGAACATCAAGCGCCAGCAGGCACCTGACGGCACGCCGTTTAAGCCCCGCAAAGCGCAGCCGGTGCGCAGCAAAAAGGGCCGGATAAAGCGCGAGATGTTCGCAAAGCTGCGCACGGCTAAGTACATGAAGACGCAGGCCAGCCCGAATGAGGCCGTGATCGAGTTTGCGGGCAACGTGCAGCGCATGGCCCGCGCGCATCATTACGGGCTACGCGACCGGCCATCGCGTAAAGGTAAAGAAGTGCAGTATGAGGCGCGACCGTTGCTAGGGTTGAGCGAGAAAGATTTAAAAATGATTGAGGAAATTATTCTAGTAACTCTAGAATGAGCCTTCGATTAAGGGGGCGCAATGAAAATAAAATTCAGCATGGTGCAGTTAATACAAGGTCTGGGCATATTTTTTTTGATTGTCGGGGCTGGTAATTCAACCTTTGGCAATGTTTCAGGCGGTGCTACTTGTTTTGCTACAGGAATACTTTTGATTCTGCTTTTTAGTTTTGACGTTAAACAGTTCAATGTTTTTGGCCTCGCAGCAGTGCTAAGAGAGAAAATTACTGAGGCGGATAAAATTCTTGAAAACCTGAGAGGGATTTCATTACCAGTAAGTGAGATTGCTATTAAAAATGCATCTCAGGCTGGAAGATATGATTTGGTAGTTCCAAGAAAAAAACTATACGAATTTGTAAACTCCATAAGCAGAGAGCTTGAGGGGATGGGTGTCAAAGCAGAAGATATTGAAAGAGTAAGAGATGAATGGTATCTCGCTACAGTAATTGATATGGCTTTGCCTGTGCACCGAGAAATTCAAAAGCAAATCGATATTTACCACTCCCAAGCCATAAGAAAAAATAGTGATATAAATTCAGGCAAGTTGGTTATCAATGATAGCGAAGCAAAAGAGTTTGAGGAGTTTTTAGGCAGGATTGAGTGGGATATGCACCATTATTATGATGAAGTAGTGAATCAACTAAACTTAAATTATAAAGATTACCCTCGATACCTGCGCGAAATAATATCTGATTTGACAGGCGTTCCAGAAAAGGTAAAAGCTGAAATGCTCGTCAAAGTTAGTGAGTACATTGAAGACATTGAGTACCTGATAAACCATAAGGACATTCGCAGGCCTGATGTGTGGTTTAAGTAGTCCCTTCGCAATACCCTCTGTTTGCTGATAAATAAGCAAACCACCTTCCTTTGATTTACATGCCGCAACATAGCAACCTTGCGGCATGAACGAACAACTCGCAGAAATTCAGCGCCTGCTGCGCAACCTGATCCGCATCGGAACCGTGTCGGCCGTCAACCTTGACGGCGGGCTGTGCCGTGTCGATACAGGAAAAAACACAACCAGCTGGCTGCACTGGCTGAGCGCCCGCGCGGGTAAAACCCGCTCCTGGAATGCACCGTCAGTGGGTGAGCAGGTGCTTATTCTGTGCCTCGGCGGCGAACTCGATACCGGCTTTGTGCTGCCGGGTATTTTCTCCGATAACAATCCGGCTCCGTCAGCCTCGGCCGATGCGCTGCACTGGTCATTTCCTGACGGCGCGGTGATCGAGTACGAGCCTGAAACCGGCGCACTGACCGCAACCGGCATACAGACGGCAACCATTAAAGCGGCGGTAAAAATCCTGTTCGACTCGCCAGAAGTGGAATGCACAACGCTACTTAAAACTGCGCAGCTGGAAGTCACAAAGGGCGCCACGATGAAAGGCGACGTTACGCATAGCGGTGGCAAGTTGAGTTCTAACGGTGTCGTCGTGGATGACCACGATCATGGCGGCGTGCAGCACGGCGGTAGCAGAACGGAAGGCCCGCAATGACAACCGCAAAATACATCGGCATGAACCGGGAAACCGGCGGCGCGCTGACCGACCTCGACCATATCCGGCAGTCGGTGCGCGACATTCTGTTGACCCCGCTCGGCTCTAGGGTGATGCGCCGCCAGTATGGTTCGCTTTTATCCGCCCTGATTGACCAGCCGCAAAACGAGGCGCTGCGCCTGCAGATTATGTCGGCCTGCTATCTGGCGATCCTGAAGTGGGAGCCGCGCGTAAAGCTGACCGCCATCAGCTTTGAGTCGGGCATAAATGGCGCAATGGTGTTTGAGCTGTCCGGCAACCGCAACGACAGCGCGCAGCCTTTTTCCTTAACCGTTCCTGTGAGCTGAGACTATGGCAACTATTGACCTGAGCCAGCTGCCCGCGCCTGACGTGGTGGAGGCGCTGGACTATGAAACCCTGCTGGCCGAGCGAAAGGCGACGCTGATTTCCCTTTACCCCGCTGACCAGCAGGAGGCCGTCGCCCGCACGCTGACGCTGGAGTCAGAACCTATCGTCAAGCTGCTGCAGGAAAATGCCTATCGTGAGCTGATCCTGCGCCAGCGCATCAACGAGGCGGCAAAGGCCGTCATGGTTGCGTATGCGCTGGACGGCGACCTTGACCAGCTCGGCGTAAACAATGGCG